ACTTTTTTCTTTTTTTTACTTCTTTTTTTACTTTTTAAATGCCACGTTACCGGGGAAGCAACGTGCACGCTGTGTAGGATTGTATCAAAAGTGCATTTAAAAACATACTTATGAAACGAAATGAAATGAAAATGTGAAAATCAATCTGATCCCCAACTAGATTGACTTAAGTCAGTGAAATCAATGGATATCAAAGACATTGTCCTCATCACCTAGGACATAATCACGGGATAGGTACCTCTCAAGACAAGTATCAAATGTTACCAAAGGAAACTCAACGTTGAGGTACTGCAGCATATCAATAAGATCGCTGCGCAGAAGTTCAAATTCCCTAGGTCCGGCGGTGAAAGTCAACTCCAAAACGGTGTTAAAATTCTGACACAATGGTCCCATAGGATCATCTCCCTCTGAGAGTCTCAAATAATTGAGACATTTCTGTTTGCTCTTGTCTTGTAAACGAGCAAAAAGATCGACACGAACCCCTTTCTTAGCTAATATTAACGACAACTCTGGATTTGTCGTCATATAATTTGCCAAGAAAGTCGTGTTTTCATGACTTGTGAACTTACATGGTCCTCCTGTGTCGGGATCAACAATGGTCAGACCACAATAAAACAAGGTGCAACTTTGCACAAAGGATCCAGCATGTTTTTGATCTGAACTCTCTGGATGTAGTTCAGTCGGAACTGGGTAATTCTTGCGACGAAAGGCTGGCATATCAGTCAGCACACGATTAGCGTCTGCAAGAAGAGCAAGTAACTCAGCAGTATAACACGTTATCTGGTCGTCTCCACTTGCTCTGAGCTCTCGCAGTCGCATGGGTATCTTACAAGCCAAAGCATGTAAATCGTGTTTCGATGCATATTTTGATTGCTCTACCAACTCGAGGGCCAAGTCATAACCCTTGAGAAGCGCATATCCCTCTGACACAATTGTGTAATAAGTAGATGTGAGCGTAGTTGTGAAAGCGCCTGACTGATTTCGCATAGGTACATAAAAGACCTCATTGCCTATAAGGTTATACGACGGGAGGGTTGACGACAATACGGCATTCCTCGCGACACCGTCGTACAATTTAGGGTTCTGCTGTATTAGCTGTGCATACTGCATCCAGGCATTACCTCTCTTGTGAATCCAGACATTGGCTTGTACACTATAAATAATGTCAATCAGATCAATAAGACCTGAAATTGTGGCAGTATCTATGCAACTCTCTTGATCTGACACGTCTGCACTCAAAAATCTTTCGAGTGGAGCATCAGCAAAACGCGAATCAAAACAGGCTTCGAAAATTTGCTGGTAGTCGGGGGAATAAGGGTTTTTCCCTGTCACCCAACCAATTTTTGACCCCAGAAACTTCAGATACGTGACTACTGGTAAAAGGAAAATTTTTAGGATCAGATTATAGGCAAAGAAAAGGCAAGTAATAATACGAGTTTTTCCACCCTTGCCCATAAGCTCCTCTCCTGGAAAGACATCTTTCAACCAGTCCTTAACTTGTGCCATGTTGAGAGCCTCGTCTTTGAGAACAACTTTGAAAATCATAGCAACTGTTTCACCAGTGCGCAACTTTTCCAAAACCCTCTCCATAACGGCAATGGCCACTCTGCCTTCAGTGGTTGAAGAATCCAACGCTTTATACAACTGCCCGTCAATTTCAATCTGAGTTAGGAAATCACGCTGCTTGTGACCTTTACCAGGAACACCGGCTGATGCTGAGGTGTCAATTCCTCCAAAAGGCATATCTCCGTCACCGATCACGCGAGACGACATAATATCGTCAAAACCGACAGGCAAACCTGTTGCTGATCCGCCGTTTAAAACTTCAAGAAGCGAACAATGAGGTTTCAAAGGGCCTGACGGCGGGTTTTGAACAATAATGGACCGCAGAAATCCATTAACCTGAATATAGCCTTCACCTGGAATCCCACCGTTTTCTGGTTTGTAAGTCGTTCTGTCCAAACCTAAACACTGCATTTCCCTCGTACTCACTTCAGAGTCACCCTGGAAAGCAATGCCATACAAATGGGCGTGTCCAGTAAGATGGGCAACAGGACTTTCAACCATGCCTGTTTTCTGTTTGACCAGGTTTGATACGTTGCACCGACCTGCATACTGGGTTACTGGTTCAAGATTTCTACGCCTGTAGGACTCTTTGAAGGCCTCAGTTTCCGAGCCTTCACTAGTGAAAGCTCTGTCTTCAACAGCCTTGTTGAGAGAATGAAGTTTAACCTCATCGTTCAAGCCGCCAAGTTCAAAGAAATCAGGTAAATTGCTCTTCTTGGAAACCTTTGGTTCCTGCACAGGCATTGTGGCTTCAAGCATCTCTTGACACACCAGGACTCCAACTTGGTATTCACCTTCCTCCAAGCCGTATTTCTGCAAATCATACTGGATGCCAGAATGGAAACCAATTATGAACCAGTTTCCTTGGTACTTGGCAACGTAGGGACATCCACAGAGACCAGTCATATCGATGTTTTTTGAAGGATACAACAAAACACCACTGTGGACATACTTGAGTGAGCTACCTTCGGTCTTCTCCATCGCTGTTGTCTGCTGAGGTTTAATCAAAACCTGACCTATAGAAATGGGGTCACTACCTCCAACAAGGAGAAGTACGTTAGCAAACGTTAGCTGTTCCAAGAGTGCTGGTTTGCGCATGAAAAGTCCTAGAGCTTTACGGGTGCCTGAACCATTACCCATGTTGATGACACCAACATCAACGTTAACTCTGTCATTTATCGCCCGCACATTGGTGACCTGCGACATGGCGATAGTGCCCATAGTGTTCCGATTCTGAGCATCAATCGTAATCAAATCGAAAGTGTCTGCAATAGGATTGTACTCAACCGAATTGGTTACAATAGCGCCCTCAGCTGCTGTCATATGCAAAGGAATAGCCATTTGCCGCATACCCAGATCAAAGCCATAAGCAGTCTGGAAAGTGTTTGTACCTTTTGGTTTCACTCTTATCTTCCAAACTCTAGGACCCATCATCTCCAAGCGTTGTATCTCATGAACTTTGGAAATGCCATAACGGGCCCAAACCTCCTCTGAATAACTTTGACAAAGTCCATCAACAAGTTCAAATCTACTGTTAAGCTTTCCCGGAACAGTAGCGGTTTTGTTAACCTGCTGTTTGCTTTTCTGATCAAACTTGCGGCGCGCCACTGCCCTTTTCCTGTTTTTCCCTGATTTCGATTGAAGCTCTCCTACCTCTTCTTCTATGGAATCAAGGAAAACGCGCAAACCTTGCTGGTCTTCTTCGTACATTCGAATGACACCTCTGACATAAGCTCGGAGTCTATCGACTCTTACAGCCTCTCCTAAAATATTGATAATTCCTGCTTTTACATACTCCTGTGCCTCGACACTAAATATGGCAAAGCTTGCATCAAGCTCGTCAGGATCGATTTCGTAAAAGTCGGCTGTCATTTTCACAATGTCGATAGCACACGTGTGAATGCTGGTGTGACCGCCAGCTTTCATGTAATGCCAGATAAACTCATGGACTTTTTCTATCGAGTAAATGTCCGAGTCGAACATAAATATGAACTCGATTTTCGACAATCTCGTTGTTCTTCCTGGTACATCACCACGAAATTGTGTGCCGAGAAAGGGCCTGCGGTTAGGTTCTAGCCCTGGCTCGACCTTCACTTCATGCTGGAGCATTGTTTTCATCGTGAGCTTGACAGTGTTGCAAATATCCAACACATTCATAGCGGTGCGACAAGCCATGGCTCCAACTGCCATTGCCAAATATGGATGATCCTTGGTGGCAGCAGCAAGTCCAGCAATAGTACGACCAAACCCAATACTGTCCTTTGATTTCTTATTTCTACAATCACACTTGGTTCTGTCAGTACACCAGAAACCATGTGAAAATGGATTGAAAATGGGTCTGGCCCGAAAATTGACTTCACCGTCTTTCTCGGGTACCAGTGCACCTTTTGGTAGTGGAACGACATCACGACCCAGACTCATCAAGGAACAAAAGGAACACATGCGATTTTTAAAAGCATCCCAGAAACTATGAGTTTTCTTAACATTGACCCAATTGCCCTGAGAGTTCCTCCTCTGAACAATGAAGAAATCAGGCGATTCTTCTCTGAGTACGACTTTAAAGTCGTAAGGATTATGACCTTCTTTCAGGAGGTCAGCAAGCATGTAGTGTCGTATGAATGACTGATCTTCCTGATTCACAAGTTTTTCAATGACCTGTTCGTAGGTGTAGTTGGTTGGACTGTAATCAACTTGCGTTGCCATAAGCTCAGACTTACCGATAATTCTGAGTTTTTGCATGCAATAACCCATTTCATGCTTGTCGAGTTCACCAAAAAGTGGTAACAGAAGGTCGTAGTCCTTTGACTTCTCATTCACAAGAGAAGAAGTGGCAAACTTGCTGGTGATAGTGCCATAATTCTTCTGTTGATCGATGGATTGGCCGTCAGCTGCAAGAAAGCATTTGGAATCCCCGGACTCACCCAGCATAAACTTAAGAAGGGCTCCAACTGTGGGCTTCTCTGCTTGATCATCGAGAAGCTGATACTGAACAGCACAAGCTCTGACAATAGCTTTATGAATAGCAGTGCGATTCACGATGTCGTCGGAAAAGATTTTATCCAAATCTCTTGAAAAAGTGTCAACCTGAACCTTTGCTCCCCTAATAACCGCAAGAAGTGCGTTCAGGTTCTTCATGTTTGCGTGGGCACAGTCGTTTACCAAAGTAACGACATCACCGACATCCATACGCGTCTTGCAAAGCACGCCATTTGAAAGTCGGACAAATTCTTCACCAATTTCTCTTCCGACTCTGACTGGACTATTAGTGGTTGCTCCTGGCCACCCGAATTCTTTGTCCACACCAACTTTGGACCTGGGCCCGCAAATCTTCTTGTCAACCACAGGCGCTGCCTCCAAATGTGAAAAATTGACTTTGTCAATAATTACTCTGCCATTGGCTCCTCTGTGACTGTCTTTGACGCGAAACTTTAAAATCAAGACTCTTCTGAAAAAGGCTGAAGGATCGGTCAATTCAGTCAAAGGGACAGTCCAATTGTAGTTCGTAGTAGAACCACTGAAGTAAGGTTCAAATCTCACTTCACCTTTGGTGAAAGCTGAATCAACCACATTTGGCGCGTTCTCACAATACCGGAGAAGAAATTGAAGTTGTAACTCACGCGCCTCAGGTGAGTTCATGGAAAGCAACTCCGAAATCTCGGCAACCGACTGTCCATTGTACATGTTCGTCTCAATCCGTGAATCTCTAGTTAAATTTATTCTAGCTATGTCATCTGGATTTTTGGCGAACTGAGCCAGCAACCAGTTTAAGAGACAACTTTTCCCAATGCCTGGTTCTCCACTTATTATAAGCATCACTGGTGCTGCTCGTAAATGGCTACCACTCATGTCTTTTGGGAGCACGCTCTCAAGACGGGTAGCTTGGACCAGAATCTTTTTCAGGAATTCCCTATCAACTGGTGAGAGAAGATACCCTTGTCTATTTGAGAATCTCGTTATCTCTGCAATGTGTTTTGTGAGCAAGGACTTCTGGTCTTTGAGAAAACTTGATCCAGCACCTGCATAAATCGCCTGTTCGACAAACTCCAAATTTCCATGAATAGGATTTAGTGCTTCGCTGTGTTTGCTGACGAACTTGTTGGCAATATACGTGTACCAAGCAGGGGCAATTTTCCCAAAATACTCAAGCATCTTGTTGGCACTCGTAAAGCGTTTTTCCAACCACACCATCAATGAAACAGCCGAACCTGCAGATATCGCAGCACGACCCAGATACTTTTGCAAGGTGTGCAGAGAGAAAGAATCTACTAGCACGGCCACCCAATGGGATAGTTTGGTGCCGAAACTTACTTCTGGCTCTTCTTCTTGTTCTTCCTCTGGTACTACCTCTGCCGCATTCAAATAATCATTAAGCTCAGACTCCTCCGTGTACCTGTCACCTTTTAACAATTTTACGCAATAATTGTAACTACGGCTGAACTTGTCTTTCACGGCCCGAAAAGAGTCCCAAAACCACCCGTTATAAACGTCGAGGTCTTGAACTGGAAGAGCTCCACACACAGCACCTATAAGGCGAGCCAATGGTGTAAGAAGCCACGGAAGAATTCTAGTCTTCATTATATCTGTGTTGCACAATTCTGAAACAACGAATATCACGAGAATTACTATCACAAAGATAGGTACTTCCTTCAAGAACTTCACGAAGAAATCTTTAAAGGAAGTAATGGGATCCATTACGGCGCCCATCACCGTCTCAGCAACGGTTGAAGAAGCTGAATTGAGAAGGCCAACGAACTCGCCAAACATTGCCTTTATCACTTTGCTAGGAGCCGCCCAAAACTTCTTAAACTTGCTGACAGAACTCTCAGCCATCTCGGAAGCCTTGTACTTCCAAGATATTGCCATGTCGATAATTCTATTACACAAATTATCAGTCCGGGCGGTTCTCTCTTTCTCATTAGAAATGAATTCCTGTTCGAATTTCGGCTTTGCGGGTGGAGAGTCCTTTGAGCTTGACGACACAAAACACGCTTTGCTCTCTTCTTCAATAGAAGGGGCTTCTTTTTGTTCAACCAATGAACCCGTACCTTGATCCTCATCGGATTCACTATCATAACGACTTGCACCAAAAGCAAACTGGCCAGCAGCCATTCCCGCCTTTAAAGCACCACTCTTAATTCTACTGAGAAGCCCTGTACCCTCATCAGTCGGACTGTGGGCGAATGCAGCAGGAGAATGCACGCGTATTGGTGGTTTATCGTCATCACCACCGTCGCCATCTTCATCGCTCGATTCGTCACCACTCCAATCTTGAAGTGCAGGCATGGTGGACTGACTCACCGTACCTTGAGTTGGCGACCTTGAACGCTCACGACCAGAGTCACATTGCAACTGACCTCTTACAATGTCAATTCCAGCTGCTGATTCTAAGTTGCCTTTTGCATCGTCAACACTGATAACCTGTACATCTTCTTCCACTTGGAGAAAGGGAGACCCCATTAGCAAACCTTTCCTATTCCCGTTGCCGAGATCATAGACATCAGCCATCATCAAGGTAGAATTTGGAATTTGATAAGGCACACCGGAGTCAACTTGGACTAAAGGAGCTTTTGGATCTCTCCAATCAGGCACAACATACCAACCATTGTACGATGCAGGTATGTAACCAGCACTTCTCCATGTTGGAATAGCATAAGCATTGGCGTTCAAGGTGATCTCAGAGGTGTGGCTGCTCTGAGTGCCCGGTGAAATAAATTCATAACCAGCAGTTAAAAAACATTGCCTTGTTAGGCCTTGGTTCAGTGCTCCAGCACTAGGATTTTGTGCCAAAACTTCAACACCAATGAAAGCAGACATCTGAAGAAATTTGCTGGATGTTTCGATCTGTGTCATCATGCCGTTTCCGATGAAAACAGTATCTGCTGAGTAACTAGTTCCAAAAAGCGCATTAAGTTCTGAATAGTCCAAAGCAGTGGTGAACACATAAATGTGTTGTTGTTCGCGACTAGTGAAATAGCTGGCAGCAGAACTGGGACTGTAAGATTCACCTTTCGTGGTGGTCCTATAAAGACCAAGTTCCGCGTATTTCACGATCTTATCCTGTTGTTGAACCCAATTGGGCGCTCCTGCAACACCACAAATGACATCCAAAACTGTAGGAATGGTCTCCGTGGGCACTGAGTCAGAATATTTGCCTTCTGGTTGTTCAGGATTGGACCAAATTTGAGGCACACGCATGGGAATTGAATATGTAGTATTTTCACCGAACCTAATGAAAATCTGCAGCTCAGTGAGGTCAAAATCGAGTACCTTGTTTGTTCCGGGGCCGAAACCCATACCATCTGGTACAGCTGTTACAGTGCCACCATTAACACCTTTGCGAAGTCTCGACGAAATCCTAATTACCATGGGGCAGCGAATGCCATCGTACTTGGTGTCGTAGTCAGTCGGTGTAAGGGCAGTACCATAATTAGAAGCAAAAGGGATGTTACCCATGGTCCAAGAATTTGGATTGCAAACCATGTATCCTTGGCTGATACTCCCTTGTCTGAACTGGCCCTCATCAATGTTCGGGAGAGGATACTTGGCGCCAAACAGTACGCGCGGGTCGTAAATAACTTCGACTAAGTAGGACGATTTCCCACTAACAGTGTTGATCCACACCGCTATGTCAATGTCAGCCTGAAGAAACCTGTAGCATTGTAACAGCGAGATACCAGGGAAAGGAGTCATGTACACGCACTGATCTGCGTCAAATCCTGACGGTTGTGGTGTCATATCTCTTTCACCTGGAGTGATAGAGATATTCTTGGCAACAGGATACGAAGTAGCAGCGCTGATCTCAGCACCACTCGTAATATCAGAATATCCAATGTGCAAAGGCATAAGGATACCCTTTTGACCACCAGTTGATACTTCTGGTGCTTGTTTTGACACAACACACCTCCAACTGCAAAGCATTGCTTTTTCATTATCCTCAGGAGGTGAAGTGGCCAAAGTGCTAGGAACAGGGGCAGAACTAGCAGGTTTCTGTTCAAGGGTGTAAGAGTCATCATGCTCATCAATGACGCCAGATTGAAACTTACCTCTGACCAAACCCACTGTATCAGATGATTCCAAGTTTGCTACAAACTTGGGTGTTGAAAGAGAAACTCCCTCCAACTTGGTCCTGATATTTATCGTGACGGGGTTTGTGTCAGGTGTGCCAAGATAAGGTGTGATCATGTAGAAAACAGCAGTGAACGGGCAATTGGCAGCATCGTTCACTGAATCAATTCGCATGAGTCCTCCTAGTGCAGTACTCAAAGGGACCTGTATGTCAATGGTATTGGTGCCATTAAACTGCAGCACCACCGTTCCTTCAGGTGCACTAATGTTCATGAGCGATGTTGCAAAAAGCTCTGCCTCGGATGGTGTAGTCATTGGATAAAACGCCAAGGCAAGGGCTCCTTTGATAGATGGACTTCCCTGCACAACAACGTTGATGTCCATACGCGCGCCCTTATCGAAACTAAGATACATGAAATCTCTCAGAGCGGTCTTGGCTTGTCTTGACACCAAATCCCAAAAACTGCAAACTTGTAGCACTCCAACGGTGGTAAACTGGTCTATTTGCAGACTGACGTCTGCTATGTTCGACCTTCTCATCATGTCCCCATAACTCGGTACTTTAGTACCACCTATAGAAGCGGAGTTTACCACTTCCGATGATCTACCCGTGCCTGTGAGTTTATTCCCGTCACTGATACCTGAGCCTGAATCAGCACTCGTAGCTGACTGAAGTCGACCCGCGGTTCTAGGAATATAATTGTCATCAAAAGATGGTCGAGGTTGTCTTCCCAAAAGAGGCGGATTTTTGAGGGTAATTGGATAGGACATGAGTTCAGTGTTGGTGCACTGAGATGTAGTGGTAAGCTCGTAATCATCCAGTGTAAAAGACACAATGATAGGAACCTCTGGGTTAACAACCCCAGAATTGCTGGTCAGTTTGTTCACGACCAACACAGACACCAACCCAATGTTCTCGGTCGCCCAATCATCCGAACCTTCACCCTGAGGCACACGGAGCACTGGATAATGAGTAACAAAATTGACCTTGAGGGACACTGAACGACCAGATCCATCAATTTCAAGAGTCTGTGACATCTGATTAGAGGCTTGCTCAAGCGTAGGTGTCGTGTCGGTACCGTATGCCATACAAATAATCAGAGTAGCTCTATCGAACACAGTTGCCACGGGCGTGAAAGTCAAAGTGCATTCCATCTTGTAGTAAGAAAAGAAGCCGGCAAGTGCTGATATCGGAAGCTGTGCTGAAGTCATGTTTGGAACATGAGATGTAGTGATAGGCCGAATGTTGACAGGGAATGTGTACAAGCTTGCGCCTCTGTCATCGGTCGTTTTCACCGAAAAAGTATTGATCATATAGGTACGCTTCAGTAGATGAGAAAAATCGTGGTGTGCAATCTGTGTTCTCATGGCTCTACTGTTTGTAAGGGTCTGTATGCCTCTGTCGATACCCGTGTTGCCAACTCCGGTCAACAAACCAAAACTAGCAAATTGAATAACAGGTTCAACCTGACGAAGACCTGGACGGTCGTTATTCTTGCGGTTGTTGTCGCCACCAATAATGGTGTCTCCAACCGCTTTGACGAGATTTTCAACTGCTGCTCCTCCAACTTCAGTAAGAAGTTCGGAAGCTTGCATCTTTCCTTTGGTTAAAGGAAGTGCTTTATTAGGGATCCGACGTTCCATGTAGTCGGAATAACGCTGCTGAATGTCAGCGAACGAAGGGGAAATAAACTTGGTGGTAAAGCTGTCTTGACTCTTTGATTGCTTGATAAAAGACTTTGACATGGTTAAAATAAGCCACCTGGGGTGGAAAAACCTTAAATACGCGCATCACTACGAGATCATACTGATAGATCAACGCACAAATAAGGGGTGGATCGAACGCAAAATGTTGCTCCCCTAAAAGGAACAGTGGATTAAGCATCTTCACCGGGTTGATATCAAAATAGAATCTTTTGCACGAAAAGAGGTTAATTAATACGTCAAACCTTCGCTGATACGGGTAACAGGCCATTCCGACAGCTATGCAGAATGCCTGAGTGCTTCAGTGATCTCCCTACAATGTACAAATACATTGCCAACATGTTACTTATCATCATCCGGTAGCTTGCGCGCCTTCGAGAATCAAAGTAAGGGCGTTTCAGATATGAAGCTTCTTTGCAGGGCCTAACCTAACCGGCTTTAAGAACCACCAAAAAGCTTAACTAGGGTCGGAACATAACAAAATCTCTACGGAAAGAGTAACAACGTAGAGCCGCTTTACGCGATCCCAACAACCTCAATTGCTCAACGCTTTCAAAACATTAACGTGCTAATCAAAACTAAGTTGAAAGTTCCTAACATGAAGTTTCGTGAATGATATGGTACAATTGCATGAAACTAAAATGGTAGCAAACAAGTATGAATGAACCTATATATATAAGACAATAGAACACGCACACATAAATCTTTATCGTCAAATTTCCTCCACAACTGGTACAACGGAAACTATGAACAAAAGACAAAATAAACATACATGGAAAGTGTAAGACATTTATATACAAGTCTCATCCACAACTGGATCTATAAAACTGAGACGTTGGAGTCGATCACAATTAAAATCGCCACAACTGGCACTTAATTGAAATCTAGATCTCTAACAAAATTCTCAAAAGAAATCGTTACAAGATCGAAACTGTCAATAGCTAATTCGCATCAA